TCGGCAGAGCAAGCGGTCAGAAGCAGCAGCAAAGCAAGTGGTCTCATGATGGTCTCCTGTGATTGGTAATATTACTATTCGCCCCGCATTGGTTCAGGCTTCTTCCCGTCATCGATCTCGCGTTCACGCTCGTGCACGCGGTTGTGACACTGCGCGCACAACACGTGCAGGGCGTCGATCTTGTTCACGTGCCCGAGCTTAATTCCCTTCTTCAAGTCCTTCCGGTTGCGTGCCTTCGGATCCTGCTCAATTTCCTCGGCATGGCCTGAGACGTGATCTAGATCAAGCATCTTCTTCGGAGTCGGGCAGTCCTCGTTGCTACATCGCCATTTGTCCCTGCGGAACACTCCGAGCGCCAGTGACGGCCGCAATCCTCCCTCGCCATCGCTCTTCAACGTGGCCCCGGCCGCCTTGGCCTCGCGGCGAATCTTCTTGAGGGCGAGTTGCTCCTGTGGTGACAGCTTCGGCTTGTCGCCGTGGTGCTGATCGGGTTTTTGTTTTGCCTTGGCATAGTCGACGCTCATCTTGCTCATCTTGATTCTACTCCTCTACGACACCGCGCCGATGATCTTGTCCACGCCTGGCCCTCGACGGAATTCCACCACGACGTAGCTCGGGAGTTTCGCGCACATGCGCTCAAGTTCTGCCTCGCAGGCCTGGCAGGCGTAGAGCGTCGGCATGTGGACGAAGTTGCGTTGGACGCCGCCGGCAGAGCGGAACCGCACGAAAGGGATCCCGCCTTGATGCTTCGATGCGATCTGGACGGCGAGGGACGGCTGATCCTTCTCGAAATCCTCAGTGGGCCAAAACAGGTGCGCTTCCATCGTGGCGCGGGCCTGGCACTTGTTACAGGTGTGGCGGCCGATGACATGCTGGCGCCAAAGATCTTGCGCGGTGGTCGTCCCGCCGAACAGCTTGTCTCGGTAGCCGGGTTGAACTTTGGATCGAATGGCCATGGTCACGATACCTCCCTGTCTGTTGACATCCTCCGCCCCCTAAAGGAGGCGGATTCCCGGCTTCACAACCGAGTATTTCTCTTTCAACTCTGACTGCACCGCACCCCGAAGGACACGATGGCTAACACCAGATCCAGAGACAGAAACCGCGAGTCCCGCGGCCAAAATGTTGCGAGCTGCATTCTCGTCTCGGTCGTGTTCTGCATTGCAGCATTGGCAAGTCCACTTGCGCACGTCGAGGGGCAGGTGCTCGACGACGTGACCACAAGCGGAGCATGTCTTGCTGCTGGGGTAGAAGCGGTCGACTTTCACCAACTCCCGGCCATACCAGGCGCACTTGTACGCCAAGAATGTCAGGAGCATGCGCCAAGCGGCGTCCGAGATAACTCGGGCGAGGCAGTGGTTGCGGACCATTCCAGCGACGTTCAAATCCTCGACGACGATCACTTGGTTCTCGCGAACGAGTCGAGTAGAGAGTTTGTGCATTTGGTCGCGGCGACGGTCGGCCACCTTGGCGTGCAGACGAGCGAGCTTGATGCGAGCCTTGTTTCGGTTTTTGGATCCTTTCTGTTTGCGGGCCATCGCGCGGGAGAGGCGACGCTTGCGCTTCATCTCTCGGGCGTCGTGCTGGAGGTTGGGAATCTTCTCGCCAGTAGAGAGCGTGGCCAAGGCGTTGATGCCGAGGTCTATCCCGACGGCGGTCTTGAGCTTGGACAGGTGCTTGATGGTGCGGTCTTCGCAGAGCAGGGACACGTGCCAGCGCTGGGAAGCGTCCAGCGACACCGAGGCGCTCGATGGCTGCACACCGGCGGGCAGTGGGCGGCTCCATCGGATGTCGAGTGGGGCATCCATCTTGGCCAGTGTCAGCTTGCCCTCGGCGAAGCGGAACCCACTGCGGGTGAACTCTGCCGAACCGCCCGAGCGCTTCTTCTTGAAGCTGGGATACTTGGCCCGCTTGGCGAAGAAGTTGGCGTAGCCGGTTTGCAGGTGGCGCAAGGCCTGCTGGATAGGAACGCTCGAAACCTCGTTAAGGAACGCAAGCTCGGGCTCTTTCTTCCAGCCGGTGAGGGCGGAGCTTTGGGCCGCGTACCCGATGGACTTCTTCCCCGACGTCCACGCCTCGCTGCGTTCGTGCAGGGCGCGATTGTAGACGAGACGACAGCACCCGATGGTCCTGCGGAGCAAGACCTCTTGCTCGGCGGTCGGGTAGAAACGGTATTTGAATCCTCGCAACGGCACGCTTGCAGGATACGCTGTGCGCGTGTAAAGTCAACCATCGTAGCAACCGGACGGCGTTTCCTCTGCCAGCTAAAGCAGGCAGTATCCACGCCGGGGAGTATTCGATAACGCAGAGACCGCAGTCTCTACCATCGCCGAAAGAGTCGGCTGTCTCGGGTTTGCACGATGTTGCCAGGGTGTCAACCTGTGTTTTGCATCGGAATCGCAAGCGCCTGCGCTACCGTCTGCCCTGTATACGCTGACCGCCAGTGCTTCGGCACGCCCAGCTCGTGGTTCGCCGGCCAACCGCCCAGCACGTCACGGGCCAGCACGTGGACGTACTCCAACTTGCGCCGCGCCCCTGCTGAGTACCGCTCGCGCCAATTCGAGGTAGGGTCGAGCCAGCACGCGAAGGTCTCTGCCCAATCTTCGTCCGGGTGACGCTGGCCATAACCGGGACCGCTGTCCTTGACATACTCGACGAAGTCCGGGCTGTCGGCAACGAATGGCCACGGCCGCCCTGGATAGGGCGCCAGAAAGTCGCCGAACGTCAGACGCCAATCTTCGCGCTTCCAAAGCTCGAAAGCATAATTGACCGCGTGGCCAACTTCATGTCGCACGCCTCGCAGGACATCCGACCACTGCATCGGATAGCGAGGCTGCGCCGCTCGCCACAATTCCTCGGTCGCCAAAAACCACGGCACATTGATCGTCAGCGCGCGGTCGGCGCACCAGAAGCCAGAGTCCCCCAGCGCGAACGTCGGCTCGAAATGAACGATGCCAGCGGCCTTCAGCTCGGCTCGCACGGCGTCCAAGATTTCCTTGAGTGGACCGGCGGGGACCAAATCGAGGCTGGCCACGGGACGATCCAATATGCTGACCAGCGGCTCGTCGAAAAGCGGCTCCGTTTCGCCATACTGGCGGGCGATGCGCGCCCACGTCGCGGGTCCTCTCATGGCGAGTGCCTTATCATCGATAAACAAATCGACGCTTGGCTTACCCGCCATGCCATCGTCGATGGCGTCGAAAACACCGGGCAGCTCGCGGTTGACGAACTCGATCATTTGCTCATACCGCGCTCGGTGCAGGTGCCTCGAAGCCAACCACGACTTGCGGTCGCACGGCACCACGCCGGCTCTGACGAATGGATCAAGCGTCGGATCTACCAGAAGCGCCCGGCTCGCGCGTGCCGACCAAAGCAATAGGTAATGGCCAGCCGCCTTCAGCGCAAGCAAGCCTTCCTTGGCCCCGTCGATGAATTCGAGCGGAGACGTCAGGTCTGCATATGCGTGGTCCTGGCTGACGATGGTGCCGTCGAAATCAATCGCGATTTTCAATGTCTTCCCTGCTAATGCGGATCAACGCTCCTCGTTCAGCTCAGCGAGCGACTGCGCGCCTAAGTCCGGCACCGCCGGCTTGTCCTTCGCCGCCTGGGCCAGCTCTTCGTCCACGTCTTCGATGTTGTAGTGCGGGGCCACCTTCCGAATGGCGGTGCGCTTGCTGATGATTCCGTTCGTGACGAGCAAGCTCGTAGCCGTCGCAACTTGCTGCGTGTCCTGCGGCGACGGCTCGGCGAATGGCGGCCACTCCAGTTTCAGATGCACGTACTCGGATTGGTCCAGCGTGTGCTCCACCATTTTGCCGTCGACCATCTTCGGCGGGAGGTTGATCGTCTGCCTGACGACCGTCTTCTCGCCGTCGGGGCCGGCGATCTCGACTCCGCGGTCGAGCATCTTCGCCGCCGCCACGAGCTTCGTCAGCAGTGGGACGAAGAGTCGGCTTCCGTACTGCTGGCGCATCCGCGACGCCTTCGCGTACATGGCTGCGCTCTTCTTGACCATCTCGGTCGCCGTGACGGGGCCGCCTTCGCGATCTTCCTGATCGGGCAGCACGCATTCACAGGTTTCGAGGGCCATCGCTCGGATGCTGTTCGCCTCTTCGTCCGCTGTCTTGATCGATGCCCCATCGCTTTCGAGGTAAGACGCGCTCGCGCCCCGTTCCATCTTGAGCACCTGGTCGCTGCCCATTTGGACCTGGTTGTAGGTGCCGTCACTGGAAATAGTAGCTGTCGGGTCAGCGTTCTTGGACGCGCCTTTATGGGCTTGCGACTTCAGCTCGCCGATGCGGTCGAAATAATCGTAACAGCCGTGGCAGTCCGGATCGCCGTCGATGTCCCCCGTGACTTCAATGTTCTGCGTCCACTGCACAGGAACCTTGCCGAGCCCGTGAGTGACCATGCTCGCGACGGTCGCGGGATCCGACCAAGGCGGCTCTTGCGTGCCGTCGCCAACGAGCTGCGGCTTCCACAGGCAATCGACCTTCTTGTCGATGATCCGCCTGTACCAGTAGTTGCCCGTCCGCCACTTGCCCGTGATTTTGTCGAGCGTCTCTTGCGGATACATGTACCGGACTTCGAGCATGTCGAGCTCTGCCGGGTCACGCGGGTCGAACGTCGGGAAGCACCATCGAGCATCAAACTCCTCGAAAATCACCTTGCCGTCGATGAGCTTGAAACCGGCAACCGCCGTCCCCATAGCGCCGCCGAGGTCGCGCACTATGGCCATCTTGGACCAGAAGCAATAGACGTCGCACACGGCTTCAATCCAGGCTTCGGTGTTTGGCTGGCCGGGGACTTTCCACTGCGGGTGAGTGCCCTCGCCCACAAGTAGCGCCGTGAATCGCGCCGGGATGACCTTGCCCAGGTTGCACGGCACGCTCGGCCGTCGATATTTCTGAGGCAGCGATTCCAGATTGCCGCCACCATCCTTCCATCCCTGCGGCAAAAACGCCTGAGAAACGATGGCCTCGCGATCAACGGTCGTAGGATGTTCGAGCCCATCCCAGTCGAGCTTGCACGTGTCGTGCTGCTGCGCGCGCGCGTAGCTGTAGATTCGGTTCAACTCGACTTGCCGAGCGGACAGGCCCACGCGGCGCATTTGGTCCGCGACGAGATCTTGCTGGGCAACGGCGTTTGTGAGCTTGGCGCCTGCTTCTGGGTCACGGTGAATAGAGCTTGACATGGTCTTGGAATCCTATCCTATCAGAAGCCCAGTTTGAGTTTGAAAATACCGGTCACGGGCGGCGGCTTGGTCTGCCCGAGACGCTCGCCCTCTTTGGCGAACCACGAGCTCATCAGTGAGTCACCTGTGTGCGCGTCCGGGTGGAACGCCAGCACTTCGTTGAGCCAGGTCTCTACCTCGGGGTCGCATATCCCGTTGTCGTTCGGGATGATCCACTTCCCGCTCGCGAACTCGACGCCCATCGCCTCGACGCCAAAGCTCGGGTCGGCTTTGTTCTTCCCGGTCGTGAACGGCAAGATCGGGATCGCCGTGTACTTGGTCATCAGCTGGCAGATGTAGTCCTGGGCCTGCACGTTCTCGACCACGAAGATGCCATGGAACCGCTGATGCATCTCGATGATCATGTTCATGATCTCGTCAGCAGCGAGTCGACCGGCTTCAATCCACAGCACCTGTCGGTCGCCGTTCGGGTGAATCAGAAGGGCGAAGTAGACGGTTCTCGCGTTGGCCTTCTTCCGGCCCACGCCAAGATCGACGCCTACGTAGACCTTGCAGCCGGCGGGTATTTCTCGAAGGGCGTAGATCTGCGTCTTGCCCTCGCCGCGCTCCTTGCACTTATCAATCCACGCCTGCTTGATGCGCGAGTCCTTGTCGTCCACGGTCTCACAGTCGAGCTGGATTTTGATCTCGGCCGGCTTCGAGCTGAGTTCCTCACGCTTCTCCGCGATGCGCTCGAGCGGCCACACCTCTGGCCACGCCGGCGTGCCGTCCTTGTGCTGGATGGGAAACTTGTAGGCGTGGAAGCGTCGGTTCCTCGCCAGCACGTGCAGCAGGTCCTCTTTGTGAAAGACGTTTCCGATCGCGATGATGCGGCCCCGTCGGGTCATGCGGCCAGGGATCGTCTTGATGTACCAGTCCAGCGTCTCCTTGCGGTTGTTCTCCGTGCGGGTGTTGTCCCGGTTGAGAACGTCGTCGAGGATCGCGACGTCGATTCGGCTGCCCTGAATGTTCGAGCCGATGCCGACGACCTGCACCGATGGCTGGGCCGCGCGGGTTGGCCGCTTGACTGTGATCTGCCCGGTGTTCCACGGCATCGATGGATCTGGCACCAGGTTCGGGAACACCTGGTGTAGCTCCTCCGACTCGAGGATGTACCGAGCGATCAGGCCGGCGATCTTCTCGGCCTGGGTCGTGTTGTTCGAGACGATGGCGAAGCGTAGCGTCGGGTCTCGCCCGAGCATGAACAGCGTGCGGGCAACAGAAAGGTTGAAAGTGTTATGTGTAACCGTGTAGTCGCGCCCAGCAAGGTAGCTGTGGTCCGGCGAATCCACAGAAATACAACGGACAGGAACCGACGGAACCTCCTCAATCGACGTGACGCATCGATACCGCGTCCTTCCCCATGGTTCTCCAGTGGCCTGGTCGGCAAGTTTCCGAGGTAGCTTGAACACCGGAACACGCGGAGAGAAAGCAACGGTATAGACGAGGCCGCAGTCTTTGCCGTGTAGTCGTGCCGTCTTGGATCGGAAAGATGCCTTGAATCCCAGTGAGCGTGCGAGCTCTAGCACGTCGAGTGCTAGACGCTTCGTCACGTTGTAGAACTCGACTCTACCCTTGCCGTTGCTATCAACGTGACCGTCGGTATCGAGAAGCCCGGCAAGAAGCTCCCGACGCTGCTCCTCCGATGCCTGCAGGTACATCGCCGGGATGAACTTCGATCCCTTCTTCCCGCCTGGCGGAATCACCCCTAGCGACATGATTCGCTGGCGCAGTGACGGCTTGCCGTCCCTCAGTCGTCGCCTGTCGATAAACCCTCCCAGTGTTCCAAGTAGGCATCCGTTAACCAACCTCGGCGGGCAATCTCCTCCCTCCAAGGCCATGCAGCGGTCGTAGATAAACCGATCCGCTGGCGAACATGTGAACTGCGTCCCGTTGCTGTTCCCGTCGCCGAGCCATGCGCCCAGCACGTACGGATGAACTGGCAACTCTCGGTGCTGGTACTGGACCGGCTGAGTGAGGGGAATGCGCCACCTGTGGCGGTGGTATCGCGATCCGTCCTTCCGGCGTTGGTTCGTGGGGACGGTAACGCCAGCCTCCAGCATCTGCAGCGTCGTAACCGTTCTCAGTGGTCCCTGGACGCACGACGTTTCGCTCACCCCGGTCGAGGCGATCCAACGGTGGTCCGCATCGGCCAAGAGCTCGCCGCCGTCATCGAACCTGATCCGATACACCGTCCTGCCGTGCTGAACGGGCGTTGCAAGAGTAATCGTGCACGGAATCCCGCGGGAATCGAACACCCGCTGTCCCACGCGCAGCTCGCCCATGGTCGCCCAGCCGCCCGGCGTTGGAATTGGCGTGCCCAGCGCGAGAGCCTTTCCCGCCTCGGCGAAAGACCAAATGATGAGGCGGTCGTTCCGGTCGGCCAGCGCGTGCCACGCCTCGTGCATCGGTGACAGGTCGACGAGTCCGCCCGTCTCCTCGTCCCGCATGACGTACGAAACGAACGCTCGAATGTCGGTTCGCGCGAGCTCACAGAGTTGAGCCTCGGCGGTTTCGAAGCCGTACTCGAGGTCGCTCTGTTTGGCTGCCGCGAGCATCGCCTAGCTCCGCATCGGGATCATGCCGACTTGAACTGGGGCCGCCGGCGGCTTCTTGTCCGGTGCCTTGATGGATTGGGCGTCGACTGACTGCGAGGTGCGCAGAAATGCCGGCGGCATCGCGGACGGGACGATGTCGACCGGCTCCCTGGTCGGTTCGAGCTTTGGCGCGACGTTGGCGCCCACCTCGATCGCGTTGGCGATGGCCAGCTCGACCTTCTGCTTATCGAGCACCTCCTTGGCGATACGCGCCGCCCTCACCATTCTCGACGCCATCTCCTCCGCCGAGAGCCCATCGTGCTTGGTCTCGGTCTTGATGGGACCGCCGCCGGCGCCTGTCAGCTCTACCTTGGTGGTCTCGTTTCCGAACTCCTTCGGATAGCGCTTGGCCAGTCGCCACTGTGCCGCAGAGATGTTGCCTTCGACCACCGCCTTGAACAGCGTCTTCATGTCCTGCTGACCTGAAAAGTGTCGAGCCTTCAGGTAGTCGGCCCGGAACTTCTTCAGCTCCGGTGGCGCGTCCGACTGCTTGCCTCTGCGAATCCACTGGTAGATCGTCTCGCACGTTATGCCAGCGACACCGGCTGCCATCTGGATCGGACAGCCGATCTTGATGTTCGAAATGAAGTCCTTCGCGCTCGCCCGGTCCAGCTTGTATGGACCAAACGACCGACGCTTGCGCGGCTTCGAATCCTTGCCGCCCTTCTTCCTTCCAGGTCGTTTCCGCGGTGGCTTTTCAGGACTCTCGGGTGGCGCAGGTGCTGCTGGGGGAGCGCCTGGGGTGTTCATCAGGGTTTAGTTTACTCCGCACTCGGCGCTTCCGTCGACTCCGCTTCCTTGGCCGCAAGGTGCTGGTTCACGATTTCCACCATCCGATAGGCTATGGCTCCAAGTGATCGAATATCCTCCACTTGACCCAGCTTCTTCATCGCGGCCACGAGCTTTGCGTGAGCTTCCACCGGCGCAGTCATCACCCTGTCGGCCGCCGTGAGCGCGTCGCACAGGCTGTCCAGGTCGCGCAGCTGCTTGGGCAGGAAGGCAAAGGTCACCGTCTTCCAGTCGAAGTCTACCGCCACGTCTTGCACCCTGACCGGCGCCGCCAGCTTCGCCAGCGCATGCCGGTCCACTGCCGATTCCAACAGTGCGTCAACGTCGTCGATCTCGTCGAGTAGCTGGAGCAACACCGACGGATCGGAGCTGCCGTTGATGGCGTTGTGAGCTACCTGCTTGGCCACTATCTCGCCGCGCGTCCTCGCCTTGGGGTCAACCAAGACGATAATCGTCGGAAGCTGAGCGGCAATCGCGGCCCGTGTGCGGTGATGTCCGCTTATGATCCAGAATGTCTCACCATCGCGTGCGCAGAAAGGCAGTCCCTCGAGGGCGCCTCGCTTCTTCACGTTCCTTACCAGCGCCTTGAACGTGGAGCTCGACTGAACCTGGGCGTTCTTGTCCTGCTCCTTGAGCAGCAGTGGGGAG